TAACGAAGATATTAGTAATTGGAACACTTCTAATGTCACCAATATGAGTTATATGTTTTATAATTGCACACAGTTTAACCATGATATAACCAAATGGAATATTGAAAAAGTCACTAATTTTAAAGGAATGTTCAGAGGGATAAATGAAGAATTTATAAATAAGTATGATACAAATAATAATATAGACGAATTTGGAAATCCAAATAAAAGGTTTTTTATAAATAATACTATTTAATCTATTTATTCATAGTAAAATGTAAAGCATTGCAAAGCAAAGGAGAATATATATAATAAAAATATGAATTTTTTATAATACTTATAATAAAAAATTGATAAAGAAAATAAACAGAAAACAATAGTATACTTAACTGATCAAATGCCAACCATGGATAAATCGTTTCGCCTTCTAGATTTTAACATATATGACAATGTAATAGAAAAAGACTTATCAAGTGGTAGTGAGAGTGACCACGAATATCAGACAAAACGCGATATGAAACATTTTACCATTCAAATGTTTGGAATCAATGAAACAGGTGAAACATTTAGTGTTTTTGTCAATGATTATAAGCCATTCTTCTATGTCAAAGTAGACGATAATTGGACAATTGACCGAAAAACAGAATTCTTGTCACATTTAAAGAAAAAGGTGGGGAAATATTATGAAAACTCTATATACGAGTGTAAAATTATAAAAAGACATAAACTATATGGTTTTGACGCAGGAAAAGAATACAAATTCGTACAATTAAAATTTAACAATACCTCAGCACTGAATAAAGTAAAAAATTTATATTACGAAAATGGTCAAAATGGTCGTAGACTCATGGACAATGGTTATGTCTTTCAAGATACACATACCTATTTATATGAAGCCAATATCCCACCATTGCTTCGTTATTTTCATATTAAAGAAATTAGTCCCTCAGGCTGGGTATCTATTCCATTAAATAAGGCAATTCGCTCAATTGAAAAGAAAACATCATGTAAATATGAATACGAAATAGGTAACAAGGATATTATACCTCTTAATAATAAAGAAACTATCGTACCCTACAAAATATGTAGCTTTGATATTGAAGCAAGTAGTAGTCATGGTGATTTTCCAGTGCCCGTAAAATCGTATAAGAAACTAGCTGGTAATATCATGGAATATTATGATGCCAATGACGGTGAAATCACCAAGGGTGAATTGATAAAAATAATTAAAACAGCATTCGGTTATGATGATATTATTAATATTGACAAGGTATATCCAAAAACAAAACTATCATTGATACAGATTAACAAAAGAATCGAGACATTATTTAAACAACCAATCAAAGATCTTTGTAATACAGTTGTGCGAGAAAATACAATTGAAAGTTTATTTGAACAAATGCAAATGGATCAACAAGAAGACAATGGTAACGGTGAAGATAACGGCCAAGATAATGGAGCCGACTCTTCTTCTTATTCCAAATTTGGGAAAAAGAATACTTCGAAAAATAAAGTAAAGGATGCGAATACAGATATGACAATTGTTGAACTAATTAATTCAGGATTATTAAAGCGCGAAGAAAAGGTGGATAATTTAACGATTGCTTTCAAAGGTGCAAATTTCCCCGATTTGGAAGGAGACAAAGTAACCTTTATTGGATCAACATTTCTGAAATATGGCGATGAAAAACCATACTTGAATAATTGTGTGGTATTAGATACTTGTAGCGATATTAAAGAGGTTGAAAATAGTGAGATTGTATCCTACAAAACAGAACGGGAATTATTACTGGCATGGAAAGACCTAATATTAAAGGAAGACCCAGACATTATTATAGGTTACAATATATTTGGTTTTGATTATCAATTTATGCATATTCGTGCTCGTGAAAATAGTTGTGAGGAAGAGTTCTTAAAACTGTCTAGAAATGTTGGCGAGGTATGTGGCAATAAAGACGACGAAGGACGACTAAATATTGAAGAAAGTAAAATAGTCATCGCCAGTGGTGAACATGATTTACGATTTATTAAAATGACTGGTCGTCTTCAAGTGGATTTATATAATTATTTCAGGCGTGATTATAATTTAACTTCTTATAAGCTCGATTCTGTATCTGGGTATTTTATTGGCGACGATGTAAAAAAACTGGAACATGTCCATGATACAACAAGCGAATATATTACGAACACCTTGTCCACTACAGCTAACGCTGCGAATACCATTACCAAAATATTCAGCAAAAATTTAACTGGACTAGAAAACGGTAGTTATATTAATTTTGAAGAAACGAGTCATTCATCAGACTATTACAAAGAGGGGAAAAAATTTAAAGTATCTAATGTAGATAAAGATACAGGTACCTTTGAAATAGAAGGCATTGAAAGTCCCGATATGACAAAACATGTAAAATGGGGTCTAGCCAAAGATGATGTAACTCCCCAAGACATTTTCCGCATGACAAACGAAGGTCCGGATGAAAGAGCCATTATTGCGAAATACTGTATTCAGGATTGTAATCTAGTTCACCATTTGATGAATAAGATCGATGTCATGACAGGATATGTAGAAATGGCGAAAATTTGTAGTGTACCTGTCAATTTCTTGGTAATGCGTGGTCAAGGAATTAAGCTAACGAGTTATATTGCGAAGAAGTGTAGAGAAAAGAAGACGCTAATGCCTGTTTTAGAAAAACCAATGTTTGATGATGGATACGAGGGAGCGATTGTACTCGATCCAAAGTGCGATTTATATCTCGACAATCCGGTCGCCTGTGTTGATTATAGTTCTCTTTACCCGTCGTCAATGATTAGTGAAAATCTGTCACATGATAGTAAGGTATGGACAAAAGAATATGACCTCAATGGAAATCAAATTCGGGAAACAGGTGAAAAGGACAGTTCGGGTAAATTTATATATGACAATTTACCTGAATATGAATATGTAGATGTGGAATATGATACATTCAAATGGATAGCTAATGCGAGAGGCAAATCCGAAAAAACGCACAGCGGTACCAAAGTTTGTCGATTTGCACAATTTCCAAAAGGACGAGCAATCATGCCTTCGATTTTAGAAGAATTATTGGCATCAAGAAAAGCAACGAGAAAAATGATTCCACAACAAACCGATGAGTTTATGAAAAACATTCTCGATAAGAGACAATTGAGTTATAAGTTGACAGCGAATTCATTATATGGTCAATGTGGTGCTAAAACGAGTACATTTTACGAGAAAGATGTGGCTGCATCATGTACCGCAACCGGTCGTAAACTATTGACTTATGCAAAGCGTGTCATTGAAGAAACATATGGTGATATTATTGTAGAAACTAAGTTTGGCAAGGTTCATTCAAATGCTGAGTATGTGTATGGTGATAGTGTAGCAAAATATACACCAGTCTATGTAAAAATAAATGGACAATTACAAATTGTTGAGATGGAAACATTAGCAGAAGAGTATGGTGGTAACAAATGGACCAAATGTCTAGAGGAAGGTAAACAAGAAAAAGAATTTTGTGAATTGACGAATGTAGAAACCTGGACAGATAAGGGGTGGACGAGATTACATCGAGTAATACGACATAAATTAGCAAGTCACAAGAAAATGATCCGAGTATTAACACATACTGGAATGGTAGATGTAACTGATGACCATTCGCTCATACTAGATACTGGCATTGAAATATCCCCCAAAGAAGTTACTATTGGCACAAAGTTACTTCACAAGACATTGGACCACAACACATTGGAGCACAATTTAACGAACGAATCAATGACGGCTGATATGGCAAAAATATATGGATTCTTCTTTGGTGATGGAAGTTGTGGAATATACGATTGTCCTAGTGGAAAAAAGGCGTCTTGGGCATTGAATAATGCGAATGAATATGTATTAGATAAATATATTAGCTTGTGTAGATCGTGTTATCCAGAATTTACATGGCAAATATATGATACAATAGAAAGTTCTGGTGTATACAAAATTACATTTAACAGTGATGTGTATGGAACTAAGAGTAAGTTTATAGAAACATATCGAACTCATATGTATAGTGGAAAGAGTAAAATAATTCCAGACTTTATATTGAATGGAACTGACGATATTAGAGAAGCGTTTTGGGAAGGATTATATGATGCGGCTGGCGACAAGGATAAAAACGGTTATGTAAGAATTGACCAAAAAAGTCAAATTAGTGCTGCACATATATGTTGGTTGGCAAATAGTATTGGATATAAGACATCCATTAATACACGCACCGACAAGCAAAATATTTATAGGATTACAGCGACCAAAGGCGCACAGAGAAAAGAGGGTAATGCAATAAAGAAACTCATGGAAATAGAATACGATGATTATGTATATGACTTGACAACTGAGAATCATCATTTTGCTGCCGGTATAGGTAATATGATTGTTCATAATACAGATTCTGTATTCTTTACCTTTAATTTGAAGACACCAGAAGGTGAAGAAATTCGTGGTCAAAAAGCATTAGAAATTACGATTGAATTGGCAAAAGAAGCTGGAGAAATGGCGACGAAATTCTTGAAGAAACCACATGATTTGGAATATGAAAAGACATTCATGCCATTCTGTTTATTGTCCAAAAAGCGATATGTTGGAATGTTGTATGAAAATGATCCAATGAAAGGAAAACGCAAAAGTATGGGGATTGTATTGAAGCGTAGAGATAATGCTCCTATTGTAAAGGATGTTTATGGTGGTATTATTGATATTCTTATGAAAGAGAAAAATATACAAAAGGCTGTTGAATTTCTTCAGAATTGTTTAAAAAATATTGTTGAAGAAAAGTATCCAATGGACAAATTAATCATCACAAAATCACTTCGCTCAAATTATAAAAATCCACAGCAAATAGCACATAAAGTATTAGCTGACCGAATTGGTAAGCGTGATCCAGGAAATAAACCAAGTAGTGGCGATAGAATACCATTTGTATATATCGAAACAAAGAATAAAAAGGCATTACAAGGTGAAAAAATAGAGCATCCTGATTACATAATAGAGAACAAAATCAGACCGAATTACTCGTTTTACATTACCAATCAAATAATGAAACCAGTACAACAGGTCTTTGCGCTCGTCCTAGAAAATATCGACGCGTTTAAGCGAAAGAAGCGTAATTTTCAAATGCAAATAGATACTTTGAAAAATACTATTGATGAACCCGATAAACTAGCAACAAAAATATCAGATTTAAAGAATAAAGAAGTGAAGGCATTGTTATTTGATGCTTATTTGAGAGAGACAGACAACACAAAAAACGGAATGAAAAGTATTACAACATTCTTCACATGAAAACATAATACATCATTGAATGTGTATACACCCTTTGTATTTAATTTAATTTAATTTAATTTAATAACGATTTAAAAATGCTAATATTGATTAGTAATTAGCATTTTTGTATTATAATTATTACAAATCAATATTTGTATTTTTGGAAACATTATGATAGTAAATACTATTTTTTTTTTGGTCAAACAAACAGTCCCATAAAAAAATTGAAGTTGCTGTCGTATTTATGAGTATAGTATCATTCAAAAACTTAATAGTATGTCATCAAGAAATTTCAAAAAATCCAGTTCTAGTTGTTCGGATAATGATACCAAGGTAGGTAAACATGTTCACTCTCGTCAAGATGTTGCTTTTGCTGAATACCTCATTTCAGATTTAACAAATAAATGGAAGCAACAT